GCTGATCCTGCAATCTGGAAACAACGACAGCTCCGGTTAAATGCGCTACTGCCTATTATTTATTTACTGGCTCACTCTCTACCGATCGATTTATCGGCCGACGATGTTGATGCTGTCGCGACCGGTATCGGCATGATCGGCGGGGCATTGGTTAATCTTTATTTAACGGTGGCCACAACTGTCAAGATCGGCTTTGGCCGTGCTCGGGGTGAGTCATGATTTATTTAGTAGGTATCGGCCTGATTATTTTGTTGTCCCTAGGTCTCGCGGCGCTGCTTTACCGTGGCAAGGCGAAAGCTGAGCAACATCATGCCGCTTTGCAACAGCAACGCGCCGATGCTGCGGAGTCTGTCAATAACAACCGCCAGCAGCTGGATACGGCGCTGGAAACCATCCATGAAACCCACCGCGAGGAAACCCTTCATGCTAACAACCCGACACATTTGGCTGAGCGCGATGATTTTGCTAACGCTTGGTCTGGCACTGACCGGCTGCACAGCACCGGAACCGATACGGATCATGCAACAAGCGCTGCCGCTTCCGGCTCGACCGGTTCTGCCGTCCATTTCGTCAACCGACCTGACCTCGGTTAGTGATGATGTTTACGAACGACTGGCAACCCGCAACCGGCTGCTACGGCAATATGCTGAAGAGCTGGAAGTCATTATTAAATCAACGACTGCCAGGGATGGCGGAAGTGCCAGTACCGCCTGGAGCGGTACAGGTGCGCATCAGATAAGGGATTCTCCGGATGACTGATTCTATAGGCAGCGCTAATGACACGGCGCAATTTTCAAACGAGCTGGCTATTCAGCAGCATCTGATCGATCACGCGTTGCCTGCTCAACAGATTGTAGACGGCGTGGTTGAGTGTATCGATTGCGATGATGCAATTCCGGCAGACCGGCTGGCCGCATTGCCGAAGTGTGTACGCTGCATCAGCTGCCAGACGATGCATGAGATAAGGGAAAGACAATGAATGCGATGACTGTCACGTTTGATGTATGGGATTTACTGAAAGCTATCGGTCCGCTACTGACCGCGTTTGTAGTGGCGATGTTCACGGTCGGAAAGCTTTTGATTGGGCAATTCGATAGGCGACTGAATGAGCGTTTTGTCGCTCAAGATTTAGCACGAAAAGAATCTCAAAAACATTGGGATACCAAGTTTACCGCGCTGGAGAATGCCGCCGCAGCTGAAGCGAATGAGTGGCGACGTATTGAGCGGGATATTTTACTGATGAAAGCGGATCTGCCTAATCAGTATGTCCGCAGGGATGATTACATACGCAACCAGAGTGTGATCGAATCAAAAATCGATGGGCTGGCCGTACGCATTGAAAACGCTATTTTAAAAGGGGAACGTCATGGCTGATTTAGCCAAAATACGCCGCGAAGCGGTCCGCTGGATGATTTTATTAACGCTGAATAATGCCAGTCCGGTGGGTGCGTTTGAAAGCATCGTGCTGTCGGTAGTTCAAGCCGAATACCCAGATGCGACTCAGGATGAGGTGCGGAAGAATCTGGACTATCTGGAGAAGCGGGATTTAATCAGTGTTCATAAGCACCCTGATGGCCGCTGGTTTTGCGAGCTGGAGCGCTACGGCATGGATGTAGTTGAGTATACCGTCGATGTGGAGCCGGGTATTGCACGGCCTGTGAAGTATTTCAATGCCTAAGTTAAATTTATCCGCACCTCAGCGGGAAATTATTGAGGTAATCGCTCATATTGCCGTAATGGGCGAGCTGGACAAAAATGTTGAGGGTATGAGCGGGGTACTGGAGCGGTACATCAATAAAACACTGACCAGCAAGCAGCGCGCAATCTATCAGGCGCTACAGGATCGTATTGTTACAGTTAGAAAAGATTTGTTGCGGATGACTAAAGAGGAATGGCGCTAATGCCTAAGCCATCTGCTATTGACGGACTGACGCCAGAGCAACGTACTCAGTTTGAATCCGAGCTGATCAGGCGCAACTTTAAGGATTACACCGGCCTGGTCGAGTTTCTGGCCACCAGTGGGCTAGAGATTTCGCGCAGTTCCGCCTATCGGCACGGCTCTAAATTACAGCGCCGGTTGCAGAATGTACGTGACTCGACCGAGGCGGCGCGGCTGATTGCCGAAGCCGCCCCTGATGATGCGGATCTGCGATCGGCGGCGGTGATATCGCTGGTTCAATCTGAGCTGTTCGATGTGATGGTGACGTTGCAGGATCTGGATGAGGCGGAGCCGTTTGAACGGGTTAGACTGCTGAAAGAGTGCGCGCGGTCGGTGCTGAATATGACCAAGGCCAGTGTGCTGCAACTTCGACGTGGGTAGCGAAACCTTAAGCGCATGCCGAGGACAGTACACCTCGTAAAATCTACTGAAACTAAAGTATTCGCAAATGACGAAAACTACTCAATGGCTTTAGCTGCTTAAACACA